AAACCAACCTTGGTCTTGTAACTCATAAAGAACGGATTTGACGCAGCATATACGCCACATAGTGAATTGTTATTGTCAAACATAGCATCATACATTGGCTCAAACACTTCTTTGATTGGGTCCACAACTTCACCAAACTTCTTTTCGTTAGCAGGATCTTTAGTTTTGAATGAAGTCAAGTCGTCATCTAGATTGACAATAAACTCACCCTCAGCATAATGATCACGAATATAGTTTCGGATAGCGCCCATACCAACAACACCAACAACAATGTTACCACTATATGGTGAATCCTTCAATGCTTCTTGGTAGTTTACCTTTTCTTCTTCGTTAGCGACGAAGACAGTTACCAATTCAGCAGGTACGTTAAATGACGAAAGTAGAGCGGCAGTTTTATCACGCAGGGTGGTTGCTCGCTTATATGACGGAATAGCAATATTAATCTTCATTATACAATCTCTTCAAGTGTTTTGGTTGGTGTCATAAATTTTGATACAAATGGAACTTCGGATACAGCCATGTCGCCTTCTCGGCGAGCACCATATTCTACATTGAACATACAGTACCCATACTTGGTTTGGTATGCGTCAACATACTCCTCAACAGTATATGATTTACCAGAGCCGAGCGGTTCATAATCAGTCATAGCAGCATCGGCATTAACCGCCCGAACAATAGCATCTGTTATGTCATCAATGTGTATATAGTCACGAACGCAGGTACCATCTTTAGTATCATAATTAATGCCATAGATAGTGAACTTCCCAGAATCATGGGATGCTTTAATCGATGCCGGCAACCCTTCGGGATTAGTTGGCGTACCACCGCCGACATTATAGAAACGGAATATAGTATATTCCTCACAACTATCCTTAATTATTTGCTCAGCCATTACCTTAGAATGCCCATAAGGAGAGTTTGGGGAAAACGCTGCACCCGTGGATGCAAACACCATCTTAGCATTAGGAAACGCACGGATGACATTCAAAGTGCCAGTCACATTTGTATCATAATAATCTAATGGGCGCTTTACGCTTTCCCCTACTCTTACCAATGCCGCCAAGTGTACAACACACTTGACGTTTTCCATGGGGGTCTCCATCGGCTGACGAATATCCCATGTATCAATATCATAACCGAGCGCTGTCATCTTACTCGTTAGGACAGAACCAATATAACCTGACGCACCTGTTATAACTATCAAAAGAAACTCTCCAGTGATGTTTTCTCTTCAAGTGCTTCTGGGTGGTATTTTGCTAACATATCATGCCCACCCTTTTCTTTTAGGTAGACATACCATTCGTCAGAACCCCACATACTAGGACTGACGCCATTCCAAAGATGCTTCCATAATTGATGCTCTTTATTAGTTCTGCGGTCATCAACAAACTGTTTACGGAGAGACTCGTATTCCCAGCTACCCAATTTTAGCATGTTTTCTCTGAAATAGCAAACTAAACTTATTCGCTCCATATCTGCTAGGGTCTTGCCTTCTGGCGGGAGCAGTTCGGTATTGCCATGAATACCGGCGTGGTTGTTGATAAGTAGCAAATCACCTGGACGGATATTAATAGCAACCCGAAACTCAGGAAGCACCAAATACCCACCAGTCCATTGTTGGTCACCCTTAGCAACAACAGTCAGGTTCGAGAACCCTTCATGTAAGTCACCCGCATCGCGGTGGGCAGCAGTTCGGAAATTCTTATTGACAGTAACAGTGGTGAACGGTGTATCATTACCAGCAACTAGAAACCGCGAATCAATCTTTCTGGAACAGGTATCTTGTATAGCAAAACGCACAGGCATATACTGCTTAAACTTGTCAGACAACTTGCGCATAAATGGATAGCACTTCTCATAGCGTTCTCTGTGGTTATCAGTATATGCCGTTGCTCGACCGAATGGAATTCTAGGGTATCGGTCAAAGAAACCTGCGATACCAGAGTTAACTGCGTTGGCATAGGTTGTATCTGAGATGTAAGTCTTACGAACTATGGTCGCATCTTTAGCAGCATCAGCAGATGACATACCTTTCCACTCAGATACCTTGGAGTCAAAGAATGTAGAATAGTTGTACCCAGCGTCAGATACTTTATTTCTCAACCATACCATACCACGAGTATCATCAGCAGCTGAATCTTTATGCTTCTCGAGTATAGCATCAACTCCGCCGTCATCAAATAGTGATTGGCGCTCGTTCATATAGTGATCAAGAACTTCTAGGTGACACGCAGTAACCCAGTCGCGACCACCCTTAGATTCGTCAGTTGCGCCGCCCTGCTTACCGCGAGTTGCGCCAGCAGCTAATCCACGGTTCTGGGTTGGTTGGGCAGCTTCGACCAAACCATCATATGCGCCCTGCTGCTCTTCGGTAGTGAACACATTTCTTCTATACTTGAAGATGACATTACTTTCGTTGTTTTGCTCACCAAATGTAGGCGGAGCATAGAAATCCATATCAGAATCAACCAATACGTCATAATCAGCATCAGTCATATATTCGCCCAGCTGACTTTCACAGTTCAGCCACTCTTTTGCTGTAACTACCTCTGTCATAGATTTATCCTCGCTTGTATATTTTCACATAATTCCTTAACTTGAGAATCATTATACCTGAATTCAACACAAAAGTCAAATTCTTTCGGCTGTTCAAATATACTATTCGTATCTTTGTACCGACCCTCGGTGATAGTATTGACCCAAACAGTAAGGTCAGCGCCAAACTCATCTCGGGTTTGTTGGGTCGGGCAAACAAAGTCGCAGATCACAGATCGATTATTTGACTTCTCAAAGTCAGCAAAGGTGCGCATACGTTGAGATTGGCGAACCCGTCCTTCGTTACTGAAGTCCCAGTCTTTAGCCATGGTTCTAACTGCGTCAGCATTATACCAAGCCAACCCCAGTTCCTCAGAAACCCTTTCTGCCAAATATGTTTTACCCGCTCCAGGCAATCCCATAAATAATATCTTCATTTTCTATCCTCCGCATTAGCAATAACAATGTTATTTAGAACAGGGGTATTTACACCAACTGAATTTGCTATATTTGTGAGAGCGGATATATCTTTAGGGAAACAGTGACCACCGAAACCAAACTGCCCATCTGGTCCAGGAACTTGTGTGTGGGAATGACCAACTCGCGGATCATTACAGATAGACTCAACCATGGTATCAAACCCAGTGTATCCTAAACCTTCATAGATTTTATACATCTCATTGAAGAAACCGACCTTAGTCGCTAGGAATGTGTTTAATACATATTTGGCAAATGATGCTTGCTCGGCTGTAGTATATCGCACGACTTTAAGATTAGGAAGAACTGGCTTAAATATCTCATGCCAAAACCTAGCATCTTCGCCGCCAAAGATTGAGAACTCTTGTTCTAGGAATTCTTTAGTGGGATCAGCGCCGATAGTTCCCCGAAGAAACTCAGGCGAAACAGTAATCTGCTCATCGCGCGAAGCGACAAACATTGGATTAATAGTAGACTTAATGAGGTATTTGGTATCACCATACTTCTCAAAGACATCTTCTATGTTTTGTGTATAGCAAGAGCCGTCCTCAGCCTGAGGAGTAGCAACACAGACAACAACCCCATCAACATTTAAATCTTCATTATGCTTGCCCATAGCTGGGTCGTCACAAACCACATTAATATTTGGATGTTTATCCAAGGAAGCATAAACGGCATTACCAACAGCGCCCATACCGGCAACAACAATTCTCATTCACTTATCCATAATAATTATTTTTTGACTTTCAATCCGACGCAAAGACCAAAGAACACCCCAAAGATTATCATCATTATCTATGGTGCCTTGTAGCCAACACATCATAAAAACCCATATCATCTTATCAGTATAACTCATTGTGATGATAATGTCAAGCTATTTCTTGCCCTCGTAGCATCTAACTTCTTTTTCTGCTTCTTAGCCCTTTCGATGGAAAGGTTGCTTGCTCTGGTCAGAAAAGTACGACCAATCGTATGATCATATTCATGTAGGAATGCCCTAGCAGTGAATCCACCAAACTTAATAGTATCAGTCTCACCGTGCTGTGTTGTATACCGTGCTCTCACGATTGCTGGCCGAGTAACCTTAACGAATAATCCAGGAAAAGAAAGGCATCCCTCTTCCTCAGATACCTCGCCGTCATGGGAAACAATCTTTGGGTTGAATACTGGTATAATGTTATCAGGATCATCAGGGTGACCAATAACAAATACAGACAGCGGTATCCCAACCTGAGGAGCAGCTAGTCCCATGCCGCGATTGGCGACCATAGCGTCCCGAAGGTTTTCAAACAATTCAATCGGATCCATCTGGGGGTTATCAAAGTCAAACTTCTCAGTTGGGGTTGATAGTATTGGATCATACTTCTCTACTAATTTCATGGCGCTATCCTGCTGAATGATTTAACTTTCTCAAACCGTATCTGACTACGGAACTTATCTACCAACACATCACCCTTTGTGTGGGTAATGATAAACACATTTGTATCTGACATATCATTCAAGAGTTTGGTCAACTCATCAGTACCAGTAAGGTCAAGCGAATTATCAAACACCTCATCCAGAATTAGCAGGTTGGTATTGGTCGAGTTCTTCAGCTTGGCAATGGCACGCCATGTAAGAAGTAAGGCGATGTCAATACGAGTCTTTTCTCCCTCGGAGAAACTAGCATAAGAAAACTCATCACGGTGACGGCTTTTAATAATTTCATTGAATTCCTCGTCCAATTCAAAGTTTACAAAGAAATCGAGAGAGGCAAGGTATTTGTTAACCAACTTGTTCATGATTGGAACATACTGCTTAATGATCTTAGACTTAATCCCGCCGTCTTTCAACATAGCAGCAGCAACTTCATAAACTTCTCTGCGCTCAACCAGCTTCTTTTTGTTTGCTTCGAGCAACTTCATATCGCCATTCAATTCGGATAGCGTATTATCTGAAACAGTATCATTGGTGTTATCTGTACCAATCCGCTCGATCTTTTTCTCTTGCTCTTTAATGGTACGAACAAACATATCAATCTCTGTACTACAATCTCTCAGCTTGTTTTGATTATTCTGTACCGCTATCTGTACTTGATTGACTCGATTCAATTCATCATTCAAATCAACCTGCTCGGTGGTCAACTTACCGATAGCATCTGAAGTTGTATCAATTATATGCTGAGTCTTTTGTATTTTCTCAGCCTTAACCTCAAGGGCAATTACCTGTTCACAGGTTGGGCAGTTATCATTGTTGTCATAAAAGTCCGCACGCTTCTCAGCCTTGAGCGACTTATCCTTCAGCTTCTCTAGTAAGAAGTTAATCTTTTGGAATTTCGCTGTTGTTTTATCTTTAGTAGAGATGGAGGCTAACAACGTATCAACTTCATCAGACAAAGAGCTCTGTAAGGATTTGGAGTCCACCACACGTCCCTTATAGTCCTCAATATTCTCTTTGAGGTCTTTCACCTGTTTCTGTATATTTGATTGTAGTTTTAGGAGATATTGCTGCTGAACATCTATCTTATCATTCGTGAGGTCAATATTGTAATTGATGTCAGTCAACGAACGCTTATTATCAGAATTCCTATCCCGCAATAACATATTCATTGTGGAGAATATCTGGATATCTAGAAGGTCTTCAATAACTTCTCTGCGGTCACGCGTAGATAACTGCATGAATGGAGTGAATGACGCATTACCCAATATGACAATTTGGGTAAAGGACTTATAGTTCAGCTTGAGTATCTGCGTCTCTAGATATAACTGATAATCACGAACGCTTCCAGGTTGGTCAATCAGGTTACCATTTTTGAATATCTCAAAGCAATGCGGCTTCATACCTCTTCGGACTAGATAGTTGGTACTGCCTATCGAGAACTTGATCTCAACCTCAAGACCCTTGTCGTTGATGGTATTGATCAGCTGCTGCTTTTTAATATTCCGGAATGGCTTGCCAAACAGACCCAATGTCAAAGCATCAAGAATGGTAGACTTACCTGCGCCATTCTCGCCAGTTATGACTGTACTTGGTGATCTATCCAGTTGTACTACTGTTTTGACGTTGCCTGTTGATAGGAAGTTCTTCCAAGAAACTTCAGTAAACTTAACGATATCAATACCCTCATTCTATGGTCAATGCTTCATTATATAACGAACGAACCAAACTGTCAAGTTTTTTCTTTGGTACGCTATCCGCCAAGGAATCAACATACTTAGAAAGAATGGTGATTGTATCCTCAGCTTCATTGACAATGTCATCATCTTCCTCAATATCAAGGTTCATGTGATCGTCAACTATTTGAATGTGGGTTGGGTTTGATTTATACAGCTTGTCGATATACATGTCAAACCAATATGGATTATTGGAGTTCTGCTTAATGACCTTGACATATGTATCAGCAAACCCGTCAAACTCAACATCAAGAACTTCTTCCATAGTCTTGCTACCTTCATTATAGAAGATCTTGTTGAACATAGAATATGGGTTGCGAACAAACTCAAGTTCACGAGTTTCAGTATCATATATGTGGAAACCCTTCGGGTCGCCATAGTCAGCCCAAGTCAATTCGTATGGGCATCCGAGATATTCAATATTTTTGGTGGTAGACTTATGGTGAAAGTGACCAGAGCATACGAGATCAAACTTCGAGAAGTCACTAATCTTCATACCATGCTCGTTCATATTACCGCGATCCATCAGACAGCCAGCAACCTCAAGGTGACCGAACAATACCTGAGCAGGTGAATCTGCCATTGCCTGAATTGCCTGAGCATAGTTCTCATTATTAATCCAAGGCATAATCATAATATCATGACCGCCCAAAGTAATATCAGTTGGCTCAGAGTAATACTTGAAGTTCGCGTTATCAAACAACTCATTCATTGAGTTCACGTCATTGGTATTCTTGAAAGGGACATCATGATTACCAACAATCACATGTAAATCCATACCCTTGTCTTCACAGGGTTGGATAAACATTTCTTTCATCCGGCGCAAGGTCACATAGTTGATATACTTCCTGCGGTCTACAATATCACCAAGGTGAATAATAGTATCAATACCACGCTTCTCAATCTCAGGGAAGAAGTGGTTGCTGTAGAACCGATCAAAGTAATCTAGGAACTTGACGCTGTCATTGCGAACGCCAAAGTGTGTGTCAGTTACTAACGCAATCTTCATTTCTTCACCTCACAAACACGTTCCCTTAAACCGCTAGAACTGAATCTATGGTCACGTTTGTTAAAATATAAATCAATGTCACGCTTGCGGCAGATATCCTTGCCGGTAAATTCTTTATCGCGATACTCTTCGCCGAGTACCCTGATGTCAATATGATATAGTGACAGGATATCCAATAGATCCTCTTCAGTTCCGTATGGGATAATCTCGTCAACATAACCAACCGCCTTCAGCTGAGTGTAACGCTCAACAATAGTTTGGATTGGTGCGTTCTTTTCAGCTCGATCAACGCTAGGATCAACCTGTAACGCGCAGATCAAATAGTCGCATTGATCTTTGGCGTCACGAAGCATTTGTACATGACCAGCATGCAGTAAATCAAAGGTAGAACATGTGAAACCAACCTTCATTACTTTTCCTCTACAGTTCTGCGCTTCTTAACCTTGCGTCTTTTGTTTTCTTCAAAGTCCTGAACAAACCCCTTCATATATTCTTGAGTCCACTCACTAAACTTGACATCATCATTAAAGTTTCTGCCAGAATCATGACCCTGAGTATCGGCAGTATCACCAAGAACATTCAGATGGTCGGACACTTTCATCTTAACATAGAGGTGCTTCTTTTCTTTCTGAATTCTACGGAGGAATGCGTAGTAGATTATCTGAGTAAAATACGCAAAAGGATTCTTAGACTTCTCTGGGTTGAAGTTGTCGATATACTGAAGGCTGTTTTCAATGCCGTCTGATATCATCTCATCCCTGAATGTGTAGTTAATGAAGTTTGGCTTGTATGAAAGATGAGTGGCGATCTTCATGATACACTCGGCAACATAGTTTGGAACCACGGGGCGAGATTGACCCGCATCCTTTGCCTCATTCACCGAGGTCTTGAACTCACACATCGCCGCAAAGAACTTCTTATTGTCAACGTAGTATGGTCTTTTCTTAGCATCTTTCGCCATATCATAATTCCTTAATGTAATACCGTATTTGCGCTCGGAATAACCCCACCGACTTGCTTCTCAATTTTAGATAACACCTTATCAATATCACTTTGGGTCAACTCTTCAGCTTCGCGCTTCTTTTTAGCGCCAACTAAGAAAGTTTCACCAGAAGTCATGTTTTCATGTATGGTATCTATACAGTTATTATAGTACGAAATCATGTCTTCGTCAACCTTTTTCTCTAAAATAATATGCTCATGGCGAATACTAAAATAGTTATCCCACTCAGACAAAGGCATCCATATATGCGACATAAGGATAGGAGAAGCGTTTCCCATCTTGATGATAACTTCAACTGGGTTATTAATTGACAACTCCCAATTACCATCATCGATGAATTCAGCCAGAAGAGTCTCGCCGCTGACTAACTTGATCATACTAACTTTCATATGTGCTCACCCTCTCTCGCTCGTGCTCAGTATGTTCACGGATCTGCTCAATGATTTCTACGAATTCCTCAACAGCAAGCATATCACGCTCGTTCTCAGTATCTAATTCTAGCTGAACATTAATCTTCATTCTCAATTCCTATATTATATATTTTATACTCAAATTCTTCTTCGTTATACATCTTGACTCTAACAGCAAAATGCTTCAACGTATGATTTTTCCATGATTTATGACAAAGGTCATCTGAAATATCATATAGAGTTGCGCTCTTCTTGTTGTCACCTTTCCTTAACCCACGACCTATAGATTGGAGATTGCGGATCCTAGACTTGCTAGGACTGGCAAAGATGACATTATGTAAGTTTCTAATATTAATCCCTGTTGAAAAGGTACCATAAGATGCGATAATAATTGCGTCATTTTCTTTCTCCGTTATTGCCCTAACTTCTTCCCTTGTGACAGCGTCAACTCCACCATACACAAAGAATACCCTTCTTCCGTCAGCTGCCTCCTTGCTTATCTGTTCATACAGAGGCTCACCGTGTTTCTTAACATACTGGAATAATACTAGTGTATTCCCTTTTCTTGTTAAAGTCAAGTTCTTTATAAAAGCGTTCCGCTTTTCGTGAGAGACTAGAAAGTCCATTTCTTGTTGGTATGTTGATCTTGCTACTTGCTTCTTGGTGGAATCACCATACTTTAGGACAAGGCACTTAATCCTAAACTCAGCGAGCGTCTTGTTCTCTATCAGCTCTTTAGTGGTAATAACCCGCATAACTGGACCAAATAAACCCTCTAATACAAGTTTGTTTGTCACTGACTCATCGAGTGTTCCTGTAAACCCAAACCGATACTTACAATCAGTCATCTTCTCCATGATCTTGGTAAGTGAGTTGGCTTTGAAAAGGTGAGCTTCGTCACCTATGATGATATCGAACTGATCGAAGTATGACTTTGGCTGTTTGTAGATGGATTGCCAAGTACTGATAATTATTTTCGCTTTATCGTTCGATTTCTCTTGACCTGCAGTCACTAAGTAGGTATAATAGAACTGTAGTGATGATGAATAGTCTTTGAAGTCTGAGTTCAATTGGCTCACTAATGAAGTAGTTGGTACGATTACCAGCGCCTTCTTACATTCCTTCCTTAGATAATACTTCAATAAGCAGTAGATAATGAATGACTTACCAGAAGCAGTAGGTGACAGGATTAACGCTCTGTGATTGCGAACTGCGTGAGCAACTGCTCTTAGCTGATAGTCCCGAGGTTTGAACTCACCAGCGGTAAGAAACTTCTCAAGCCCATTCAGCGGAATATCTATTGTATCTTCAAGGCCATCATGAACAACTACCTTATAGTCTCGATCTTCAGCAAACTTCTTTATCCGTTGTATCAACCCAACATATATCTGCATTGTATTGACATTAAACAAACGAATCTTCCCGTCCCACATCTTAGCTCGGACTGAAGGTATGAACGAAGCGCCAGGAACCTCAAACTCAAAATAGCCAGATAGTTCCATAGCCATCCCACGGTCGCATTCTACCTTGAGATAAACTTCATTCTTCTTGTATAGGTGAATTTCTTCCATCATTAACCTGTAGTAAATTTAGCCCAATCAATTGCACTCTTAATTTGAAATCCTCGATTATTGATATTTCTGATAATCGCTTCGAGGTAAGAGATCTTCTCTTCTTGTAACCCCAGCTTCAAATTAGTTTCAATCATTAATTCATCTGATTCTATATAGGCGTCCACCTCATTCTTCAATAACCTCTTAAAGAATTGGTCACGGCCAAGATCGCTCAGCTCATCATCATCAAGCTCGCCCATATAGTATTCGATCAAAGTCTTACGAACTCGCTTGGATTCTGCTCTGAGTTTGTACATGGCGATACGCTCGCCCATAAATATCTTAATGTATTTGTTATGAACTACAGGAATCTTGGTACTTTCGCGCCCAAGTTCTGTTTCATCAATCTTACAGTCTTTATCCCACTCTTTAACTATACTTTCAATATTCAAATCTAACTCTCCATAATAACAATAATAAAATTAAGCAAGTTTCGTGATACTGTATTTCCTATATTTGAATGAAACGGTTGCTTTGAGATATTCAATATCAGTCTGTTCGATATCAAACTCTAGGGATGTGAGGGTGGCAGGGTACATGTCAGTAAACGCAACCTCAATGTTGGGGGTCATGTTGCCGGTCATAATCATCAAAGAACCGTCAGAGTATACGTCACCAACTGACGTTTGGGTTCTTCCGATATTCCTACGCTGGCCAAAGTTGTCAGGATAGCCCAATGAGATTAACCAGTCATATATCTCTTGAAAATTCTTCATGTCTTCATCGACACGGAATGTCAGGTCAAGCTGACCGAACGTCAACTTATCTCCAGGAACGGGGATCTGGATGAATGGATTATCAACAGCAGAGGTCTCGCCCAAACTGATGTCGGGTATGGTAGCAGAAGTACAGAAATAGTTTACATGCGGCAATCTATTGCATGCGAACTTGAATCCTATTGGTGATAGGAAACTCTTATTGTCTGGTTGTGTACTTTGTGTAGCCATATACTAATCCTGTTTAAAGGCATCCTTGCCGATCAAATCCTATACCTATTTATTCGTTCCCACCAGTAGTCTTTTCACTGACATCCTTAACAACACCAGATACTGTGTCGAGGGTGCCAGTAGTAATGTCAGTTACATCTTTAACAACACCGCCAACAATAGTTTTGGTGCCAGCGTAAACGCCGTCAATTGATGAACATCCAATCAAACTGGTGAGGATTAATGCTGCAAATACAATGCGCATAGTATTATCCTCTATTGTGTAATTCCGACTGTGGGTTCCTTCTAGGACGCTTCATCCACCTATGCTGCGCGTACCACTTGATACGGTTAGCCAACTCCATTTTCATACTTATTTATACGCATAAAAAAAGGGGCAGCCGAAGCCACCCCTTAAAACGTCTGTTAAAACAGATCTAGTTTTTATCTTACATAAGGTTAGCAACTTTAACCAGACGGTAGTAAGAGTTCTTATTAGCAAAGTTAACTGCGCCATCAGCACCAGAGGTAGCGAATGGGTTAGCAACCATACCATAACGAGTCTTAAAGCCGATCTTAGGCTGGAAGGTATTCTCACCAACCGCACGTACCATTTGGAGAGGTACATATGGGCAGTAGAACAAGCCAGCGTCAAACGCGCTAGTTCCTTTGTAGCCAATTGTGTAGTAGTTGTTGGTAGCATCTGAGAAGTAAGGATCGATGTATACTTTGATACGACCGTTCAATACACCAGCAAAAGTGTTACCAGTATCATCTACTTGTAGGTTATTACTAAGAGCAGGAGTGTAATCAAGAACACCAGCCATCTGAAGAGCAGAAGCAACGTCAGAAGAAGTGATCATTACGTTACCCTTACCGCGACGAGTTGCTTTAGCAATTGCGTTAGCATCACGCTCGATTTGGAACATAAGACCTTTGAACTTCTCAACAGACCAGCGACCGTTAGAGTCAGTGTCCAGATCGAAAGTACCCTGAGTAGTGGTATTGTCCTGAGCACCAGCAGAAGCGGTGTAGTTGATAGTACGGATAACTTCGCGGTTAATTTCAGACAGAATTTCTGTAGAAAGAATATTGCTCAGTTCCTGTTCAGCGTCTAGACCGTGTACAGCTTTCAGGTCTTGAGCCAGTTCCATAGTGTACTCAGCTTTCAGCGCACGGCTTACAGCAGTTACAGCTACTTTCTCGATTGAGAATGCCATTTCCTGGAAAGAGTTATTAGCAGTGTCGCCTAATTTCTCAGAGTCAGCAGTAGACATACCTTGACCAACTGTGTAGCCAGAGCCAGAAGCACGATCAGAAGGATCAGTACCAGTCTGAGCGCCTGAACCGTCAATTACAGTTTGACTAGCAGTGTTACCAGCAGCAGAACCAGAGAAGCCAGTATCAGCTTCAGGGAATAATGCTTCAGCGCCAGTCTGGCCGCTATAGCGTGAACGCATAGCAAAGATCAGACCAGTAGGTCCAGTCATTGGCTGTACACCAGCAATATCATAAGCGATAAGGTTGGGCATAGAGCGGCGCACTAAGCTGATTAGTACTGGGTCGAAAGTATCGACAGCACCGTCAGCAGCAACAGAGCTTGAAGCGCCCATGGCGTTAGTTGGAGCTGCTTCACCCAACAGTGATGGGCTAAATGCGCCACCGCTATAAGATGCTTGTTCCATTGCAGCACGTTCTTGGTTTTCTAACAATGTGGCGACTGTAGAGCGTTTGTGAGCGTCAGCGATCGAGGGAAGATCGGTGTGCTCTAATACAGGTTGCCACTTCTTTTGAAGTTCGTCAGTTTGATACATTATAGGTTCTCCTTAAATAAGACCTTTTTATTATTACAGTTTATTTATAAAATGTTACTTTTTAATGCTTTTTGAAATGGCATTCAAGTATGCGTTCATGCTAGGGTTAGCATTTGGCGCTACCTCTTCAGTCAGCTCAAGAGGTTCGTCATCGATTACTTCTTCAGTAATTGCTTCTTCTTTTGGGAAGTAGCTTTCCTTCAGAGTATCAAGCTTAGCAGTATAGCTATCTACATCGTCAAACTCGACGCCTTCAGATAGAGATGCCAACTTAGCAGCTTGACTTTCAGTAATATCTTCACAAGCAGATGATAGGATAGCTGTTTTCTTAGCCTCTACCAATTCCTTACGAAGTACGATGTTTCTTTCCATCTCTTCATTTACAGAAGATTCGAGTTCAGTAACCTTAGAAGCTAACTCATCAACGAGGTCGACTTTCTCTTCTGGGATATCGATGTAGTTTTCAGTGAACAGACCACGAAGGCCAGTCATGAAGTTCTCAACAATCTCAGAACGGATACCTTGCTCAACAGCCAGTTGGTTTTCCTTCATCCACTCTTCAGCAACATACTCAAGATACGAGTCTACTTGCTCAGAGATAGCTTCAGCAATTTGAACTTTCTCAGCTTCAAGATCGCTTTCGAAGTCAACGGTAACTGACTCTAGGATTTCATTTACCTTTGAAACTACAGCAGCTTCAAAGATAGTAGTTGCTTTAGCAGTAAAATCTTCGGAAAGATCTTGGCCGCCAAACATAGCTTCTACGTCTTCAGCTACAGAAATATCTTCAGAGCTAATCTGACGAATTTCCTTAATGGATTGAGTAGTTTCAGACACTTCTTCGGTTTGAGCTTCAAAGCCCTCAACCTTACATGCAGCCATAATTGACTCATATGAAGCGGCTAGGTCATCTTTTTTCTTGCCTTTAACTGCGTCTAGCATAGCATTAATCATGCCAGACTTGGTCTTAGGCGCTTGCGCTTGTTTTGGTGCGGATTTCTTAACGGTGGCAGCTACTTCATCAGCAGCGGCATCACCATCAACTTCTTTTTCCGCCGAAGCTTCAACGATTTCTTGCTCTTCAGCAATAGTATCATCTAGCTCTTTTAAGTCCTGTTCAGACATCGGAGTTCTCCTGTACAATATTAATTAGTTTAACACGTGTATTTATAAAAACTTACAACTTAGACATGAAGTGTTCAAACACTCGCAATTTAGCTTCTTCAAGCTCGCCACGAGACGCTTTAGTTATTTCATGCTTATAATCGGCTATGGTAGCTTCACGGATGATTCCGTTCGCCCAAACCCACTCTTTACCTTCCATGATACCCTGGACAAATGCATCTGGAGCAGATGGGTCTGCTACAATGTCAGCTGCCGTTGCCAAGTAGAAGTCATTTTGCACTTCCGCTACGCCTTTCCCATTCTGTTTGACTGTACCCATACCACGTGAAGATACACCTAATTGCGCACCCTCATCCATAAGCGACTTAACAATAGCGCCGTATGGAGTTTCAGTCATAATCTTAGCACGTCCCATAAAGTTTGAGCCATCACGCTTCAACTCTGTTATCATGTGAGATACACGTTCTAAATTTATAGATGGACCTTGTGGATGCCCAAGCTCGCCGTACGCACGGTTCTTTTCAACATATTCCTTCACGTATCGGTTTATTTCTTTATCTAAAACTTCTGCCGGATAAACACGACCATTACGGTTCTTGATATCGCCCTGCAGGAATACGCCTTCGATGAAATAAGACTTCTTACCGCTGTCGTCTTTGGCTTCTGTCAGATAATTAATATCTTCATTTACTTCGCAGATTAGTTTCATTGACATTGTTTTTTCCCTTAGTATCCTGCGCACGCGATTGGCGTGCCTTTAAAGTCAGTTGAAGCACGAACACCTTGACCGGCTCCCAACTTTAGAATTATGCTTTGCTTTGCACCAACAAACACTGAGCCGGTGGTGGTGTCATCAGCAGCATTTCTTAATGAAACTGCTGTTACGGTATCAGATGTATTTGTGATAAACGCAGCTGCAGCATCATCCAACTTAGTAACAGTCGGTGATAGCGTTACGGCATTTCCTAATACTTTCATTACTTACCTCCAAACGCAACGTCTAATAGTTGAAACATGCCCTCGGGCGACTTCTCCAACATCTTTTCAGCCTTTGCCTTATTAGCTGGCTTCAACTTTGTTAACATATTTAGTAGTGCTGACGCAGTTGTCATATCAAGTTCTTCGCTCTTGCCGTTGGCGAACTTAACTTTCTTGGCTGCTTTTTTTTTAACGATATCGTTTAACTGATCAACAACTTTGCCTTCAGTAAGCTCTTCGCCTAGTTGTACTAGGAATTTGCCGCCAGCGTCTTTCACAGCCTTACCTTTATGCTTTTTTGCGAGCTTAGTTGCCGCTGATTTATCAAAGAGACCAGCATCAGCGTATCCGTCATCAGACTCGCCAGTACCTTTTTGGTTCAGGTACTTTTCTTCAGTAATTTCAGCACGGTCGCCATCAAATTGATGATCGCCAGCAACAGGGTGCTTAGTTACGGTCATTTTATGCTTCGCCTTAAAGTCTTTCTCGCCCTCAGCACGAGGCTCCAACTTATCGCCTTCTACGGTGCTGTCTTGTGTGCGAGCGCCAGAAGCTGCCTCGGCCACATATGCTTTGAATCGTTTGATAGCCATTGCTATTCCTCTGTGTTAGTTACTTACTGGTTGTTCGGCTTCTGCTGGCATGAAGTTTGACTGCACTTCGAACCGCTTAACTTCAACAGCGTCAGCGATTTTATCCATAAGCAAGTCATTAATAGCTGACTTAAACCCATTTACGTCACCGTCTGCCGCCATAGTAACAGCATCAACAGCTGTTACGTTTACATCTTGTTCTTCACTCATAGTTCATCTCCACCCTATTTATACTTTAAATATCGGAATCTTCATCGTCATCTTCAGAAGAACCTTCATCTTCGATTTCTTTATCAATTGTTTCTATCTCATCTTCAGCTTGCTTGAGTACGTTCTTACGAATCCACGCCTCTGAGTAATACTTACCAACAAACTGATCAACGTCAGAAAGAAGTGATAATCTTTCTCTTAATACTTCAGCTTCTTTCAGCTCAGTGAAGTGGTTATCTTCAAGAAAGTCAAATCGTAGACCTTTAGAAATCTCAGCCCATTCATCTCTAGTGATAACGCCCTTCAGTAGCAGTTGCTTCTCTAGTAGTATATAGAATAATTCAGCAAAGCGACTTCTCAGCCTGCCGATAAACTTCGAGAACTTTACTTCGTCTCTAGTTATCTCAGATGAACGACCTACGTTAAACTGGCCATCACTCTCTAATCTTGACACAGGTACGTTTAATGATTCATACATCTTTCTGCGGAAGTATTCAACATCATCCATCTCGCCAAGGTTTTGGCCTCCTGGGAGAGTAGTGATTTCTGTACCATTACTACCTTCGCGGCGAGGTAGCCAATAATCTTCAAGCATAGTTAGGTGTTTTCTAGAATCACGAACCTCACCTGAATTAGCATCATACACTAATTTATTCTTATGCTTAACCATCATATCGCGCAGATACTGCTCAGCTTTAGCTTTAGGCAAGTTACCCACGTCGATATAGAAAATTCTACGCTCGGGCGCACGCGCGAGGCGATAAATCACAGTAGCGTCTTCGAGCATTCGCAACTGGTTTAATGGTTTTACAGCCTTATTCAAGTGGCTCAGAACCATACTATTCCTTTCATCCATTACACCGCTGTGTACGAATGCGATTGAGTCAGGAGAAATCTTAATGCCTTCATTGCCGGCAGTTACGCCTCTCGACGAATATACAAAATACTCATCATACTTCTTGGCCATTACTTGCTTATTGCCTTGAAGCGCAGACGATGCATTCTTGCGCTCAATCCTTAACTTCTTAATCTTACGGGGATCAACATACCGCAGCTCTTTGATACCTTCCCTTGGGGTTTTGGTATCAATCATGATGTGGTAGTATATGCGCCCGTCAACATACCAGTTTCTAAATATGTCATATCCCTGATTGTTGAACTTCAACAAACCAAGGACTTCATCGAATTCTTCTCTGATTCTTTTCTTAATTGACTCTGGTTGTTTAATATCATCTAGGATAACATTAACAGAACCTTCAGTATCATCAAATACAATTGCTTCATTACAGACATCATCTACAGCTTTATCGCATTCACTTTGCTGAGCCATCTCTCTGTATTTTGTAACCAAGGATGCTTCGTTCTTAGCAGCTCCGTCCAGATCTACAGTCGTGCCAAACGCGCCACCTTCGGTGACATTTATCGCTCCGTCTGTATTTGGGGGTGGCGCGAATGACTGTACCGTTGCAGGTAAGTCATCCTCTTTGCGCCCTATCTGGAAGCCGAATAATTGAATAGCCATATGGTTATTATCCTCATAATAATTGGGGTGTCATACTTATTTATATGAACACCCCATAGTCACTTTATAGGATTAGATCCCGCCAGCGTTGCCAGTAGAACCGCCAACAACTTCCCAGTAATCATACTGGAAGGTCACGCCGAATTCTTGGATAGCTTCACTGTCCCAAGCCAAATCAATAGCAGCAACTTCAGTTGGGTAAATCCCAACAAAGTTATAAACACGGAGAATAGCGCCGTCTTTACCGAATTGAGTAACTTGAGCATTTGACTTGTACAAGCTAGGAGCAGTTCCGCCAGCTGTAGTCACATTGCCTTGAGCAGAGTTGATCGCATTTGACCACTGCTCCATTGCGTCACGAATAGCAAAATCTTCGTCATTAATAATTGTTGGTGCCCACTCAGCATACGTGCGGTTACCAGCAATCTTTACCTGACGACCAAAGTAGGGAACTTCAATCACCCCTAAAGTGGAGGCAGGAATCTGAGCAGCCTTTACCATGAATGGTACTTGCGCATCAGCAACACCGTTGATTGGATTAGTAATCTGAACTTGGAAGAGTGAAGCACGCGCTCCACCCCCCTTCAAAGCACCAGAGAACTCATTTACATTAAAAGCCATTTTAGTATCTCCCGATTCTATATGTTATATTTATTATGCTCGACCAACTACTTCAGAGAACTCTACACCGCTACGAACGGCCACGAAGTTCAACTGAATAAAGTTGATAGAACGAGCTGGTTTGATA